AACGAAGCTAGGAGAGCGCTGGCAAGTTCTTCATCACCACCTTATATGAAACATGCTGCTGCACAATTCTACAACTGTATAAGAAAGAGAAAGAAGATAGTAGACTTTGCTAAAGCTAAAGTTACAGCCTTAAAGAAGGTGGTAAAAAATGCTAAAGGAGACAAAGTACTAGTATTTTCAGGGGCTAACGCATTTACGGATACGTTAGCGGAAGCCACAGCTCCAAACTCTACAGTTTATCACAGTAAGAAGTCTAAGAAACAGAGAGACTTAGCTATCTCAGATTTTAAAGACGGTACTAAGACAGTATTGTGCAGTACAAAAGCGCTAAACCAAGGATTTGATGTACCTGATGCAGGTATAGGAGTAATCTGTGGTTTAACTAGTAAGTCCTTATCCATGGTTCAGAGGGTAGGTAGGCTTATTAGATTTCAAGAGGGAAAGATTGGTAAAATCTATATCCTATATGTAAAAGATAGTCAAGAAGAAAGATGGCTAGAGAGTAGTGTAAAAGACTTAAAAAACATCATATGGCACGAGAAATAGAAAGATATGCAGATTGAGATAGACATAGAGTTGTTGACAGCTAATGAAATAAGCGCCGACGACTACCTAGCTCTGTATGCTATTTACAGGAAAGGCTTTAAAACCCTACGTTCTCTAAACTTGTCTCCTAATTGGATAGCCCTTGAAGAAAAGGGATTGATAAAATTAGGATCATCACACGAAGAATCTGTGATACGACAAAAGTTTATAGATTTATTCTCAAGTGACTTTGACCAAATGTTTAACTCTTTACTACTTGCATACCCGATGAAGGTGAGAACTGCCACAGGTGTGCGAGTACTACACGCCTCTGACCCTAAATCTAAAGCTAATAAGAAAGCTAGAGATAGGTATAAGAGGATTGTAGGCAGTAAAAAGTTTGTCCACGACCGTATAATGAAGTTGCTAGATGTGCAACTACGTATAGAAAGGGACAATTTAGGATACCTACAAAACTTGGAGGTTTGGCTTAATAATCATACTTGGGAAAAGTATGTAGACGTAGAAGAAAATGGAAAAGAATCCGCAGAAAGAACCGTTAGAAGACTCTGATATTTTCAAAGCTAGGGGTTTCCAAAGAATAGATAGGGCTGTTAATCAGTCAATAGCTATTGTAAAGGAAGCAAAGCTAGGTAATAGAGAGGTCTTTCCCACGGCGTGGCCAAGGCTAAACAGAAACTTGCTAGGAGGATTACAAAGAAGTAAGCTCTATGTAGTAGCAGGTAGACCTGGAGTAGGTAAGTCTGCTTTTAGTAATCAACTTATCTTTGATGTGTTAGATACTAACCAACTGAAAAATGTTAAGGTATTGTACTGGACATTTGAAATGCCTGGGTATCAGCAAGTAATGCGTTCAGCATCTAAAGATGTAAGGAAAGAGATAGGTGACTTATTATCTATAGACTCTCCCTTATCTGATGTTGACTTTAGAACATATGCATCTAAGGTTCAAAAGTATAGTAAGTATGAGATATACTTTAACAATATACCTAGAACAATGGAATACATTATGCAAACTAATGAATCATTGCATGAAAGTGACCCTAATTCTGTAGTAATCAACCTGTTTGACCACTCTAGATTGATTAGAGGTAATGAGGAGACGGAACTTAAGAAGCTTAATACCATATCAAAAGGATGTATGTTAATGCAGTCTGAGTTTGGTGTTATAAATATCTTACTATCCCAACTGAATAGAAACATAGAACAAGAGCATAGAGCTAAAAATCAATACCAACCACTCTTAACGGATTTGTTTGGTGGAGATAGTATAGGGCAAGATGCACACGTTGTTATGATTCTTAACAGACCTTATGATCTGTATAATATCACGGAGAAGTACTGCGACGAAGACCCTAAGGGTTTGCTAGCAGTGCATTTAGAGAAGAACAGAGATGGTATGCTTGGAATGATAGGCTTTGAGGCTGACATGAGTACATTCACAATTAAAGAGAGAAAATAAATGATACTACCAACAGAGAAAGTAAAAGCTGCTAGGAAATCACCTAAGAATATGGTGATTTATGGGGCCCCAAAGGTGGGGAAGACCACAGCATTGACTGCTTTAGATAACTGCCTTATTATAGACCTTGAAGACGGTTCTGATATGGTAGATGCTTTAAAAGTTAAGGCATCGAATCTTAAAGAACTTGCAGAGATAGGTAAAGCTATAATGAAAGCAGGTAGGCCATACAAATACATAGCTATTGATACAGTATCAAAGCTTGAAGAGTGGTGCGAAGAGGATGCCAAGAAGTTGTATATGACAACTCCTATGGGTAAGAACTTCGAAGAGAAAAACCCTGGAATGTCTATACTATCATTACCTAACGGTGGTGGATACTTATACCTACGTATAGCGTATAAGAAATGGATAGACAAGATAGCAATGCTTGCTGATCACATCATACTCGTCGGACACCTTAAAGATAAGGTACTTGACAAGAAGGGTAAGGAAGTGATTGTTAAGGATTTAGATTTAACAGGTAAGCTTAAACAGATTACATGTGCAAATGCAGATGCAGTGGGATACATATTCAGAGAAGACGAAACAACTATGATTAGTTTCAACTCTTTAGATGATATAACTGCAGGCTCTAGATGCGAACACTTAAAAGGTAAGACTATCCCTATAGAATGGTCAGAAATATTCATTGATTAAAATACGAGTGATGATTGAAGCTAGAACACCAAACGCTGTAACAGAAACTACAGAAAACACAACAAAGATGGAAACACCTACGACTATTACAACCTCTATGATCTTATTAGATTTAGAGAACGGAATCGACCGTCCAGGAATCAAAGAAAAGTACAACCTAGAAGGATGGGAATTGACAGAGATGTTCAAGCACCCTGTATTGAAAGGAAAGAAAGCGTCAAGAAAACGTAGAATGTCTTTTAACTTTGTAGATGATACACCTACTGAAGCTGTAACTACTACTCAAACAGACTTAGTAGAGTCTATTGAAGAGGTTACTACTGATGCTCACCTAGAGCAAGAGGCAGAGGATCGTGATCAATTTGAAACAGCTATGGAAGCTGAGCAAAAAGAAGATACATTTTCTGACGGATTTGACGAAGAGTAAACTAAAAATTTAATTTTAAATAAGCAACAAAATGGCTATTAAAAGCAATTCAAGCGAGCAACAAGTATCAGGTGGTGGAGTAACATTATACTCTGGACTTAGTAATTTCAATGTTATGGCAGTTAATCCTACAATGGAGGAACTACATGCAATGGACATCAAGGTTAAGACTGAGCCTAACTATTATGTAGAATTCAGTGGAGAGGAATACTTCAAGCTAACGTTCTGGATTAAGAATGAGAACCTTACTACACGTATGGAAATTCTTATGCAGAACAAGGAGAGAGTATCTCAATCAGGTAAGAATCAATGGATGAATGCTACAGGGCAGTCAACTTGGTCAGAAGGAACACCTACATATGACTGGTGGAAAAACCCAGAGACTTCTCGTAAAGCTTACACCGGAGAAGAAACATTAATCAACTTTGTTAAGGCATGGGCTAACGTAGCATATGGTGACGAAGTATCTTTTGAGACTATGAGTAAGATAGTTAAAGGAGACACAACTGAGCTTAAAGCTTTAGTTAAAATGCTAGAAGGTAATCAAGTAAGATTACTTGTAGGAGTTAAGGATGGTAAATACCAATCTGTATACCTTAAGACCTTTGGTAGAGTTAAGCCTCAGAGAGATGACTTCTTTATTAAGTCTCTTAATGATGACTATGGTACGTTCAATGCAGAGTTTGCTACAGATCTTAAGTGGGGAGAATTCTCACCGCAATTGGCTGTAGTTACTCCAGACACTGACACTGTTACTGAGGACGATACTTGGGTATAACCTATGATTAAAAGTAGAAAAAGTGAAGATCACCTCCATACGGGGGTGATCCTTTCCAAGATCAGCGAGTACGATATTTTTAGATACTATTGCCCACTCTTTTTAGAGTGCGACGAAAAGTTTTGCAGCACACTACGGGACGATAAAAGCCCTAGTTCATGCATAACTGTTTGGAGGGGAAGGCTATTGTATAAAGATTTCGCATTTACTGAACACACTTTTGACTGCTTTAATTATGTTAAACATAAATATTCTTGCACATTCGTAGAAGCTTTAACTATTATAGATACAGACTTTAACTTAGGACTTACGTCTCACGAAGCTAGTACCTCATTTACTATGGGATACATGGGTAGTGTTACAAACAAGAGACCTGTAGCTAAGAAAGTAACTATAATTAAGAAGAAAACACGGCCGTGGTCTCTAGAGGATAAGGTATATTGGGAGAAATATTTAATTACTAAGAAAACTTTAACTACTTTTGGGGTAACTCCTATTAAATATTATTGGATAAACAGCAGTAGATTTAGCTGTGATGCAACCACATACGCTTATCAATTTGGTACAAAGTATAAGATATACGCACCAAACGACGAACGAAAGTGGGTAAGCAATACAACTAATACCCATATTCAGGGGTATTCACAATTACCTGAAACGGGGCACATTCTAATACTAACCTCTTCTTTGAAAGATGTTATGTGTTTACACGAGATGGGATTACCAGCCATCGCTTTACAAAGTGAAATGGTAATGCCAGACAGTAAACTGATAGCAAAGATGAAAGAAAGGTTTGAAAATGTATTTATATTATACGATAACGACTTTACTAACCCGGATAACCCTGGCCAAACAATGGCTAAGAAGATCTGTGCTGAGTATGACCTATCTAATATAGAAATACCTACAGAATGTGGCTATAAAGATGTATCTGATCTTATCGCAGGAGGATACACGTTTGAAGACGTTAAAAACTTACTAATTATACACTAATGACTCCAACTTACTACACCAACAGAGAACTCAGATTAAAAATAGACGCTATATTAAAAGAATGTGCGTCAATTTTCGCTAACTTAGGGACTGGTTCTGATCTTGATCTTAAAACAGATGAAGCAGCAGACTCCAAAGAACAGGAACTTTTATTTAAGATTAAAGACTTGGACGAAGAGTTCTTTACAAATAAGCTAGCAACTGAACCCACACACGATGCAAAAACAACAATCTAAAGGTAATAAGAAGGTACGAAATGCCACCGCTAAGGTATATAAAGGGATAAAGTTTAGGTCTAAGTTAGAGCTATTCTCCTATATAAAACTAGAAGAGGCAGGCATCAAAGCTTTATACGAGGAAACAAGATTTACTCTTATGGAAGGGTTCATTTTTGACTCCTCAAGTATAGAGCCTAGTACTAGAGCACTTACTAAAGGTCAATTTATAGACAACACTTACAAAATACGGAACATAACCTACACCCCTGACTTCGTAGACCCCAATGGTAAATGGATTATTGAGGTAAAAGGCTTTGCAAATGATGTATTTCCTTTAAAATGGAAACTATTTAAAAAGCACCTACAGGATTCTGGAGAGGATATTCCTATTTTATACTTACCCAAGAATCAAGGGCAAGTATTAAAAGTGATAGACATGATTAAAGCGTTGTAAAGTATGTATAACTTCGATTAAAGGGCCCAATTAGGGCCCTTTCTTTGTTTAAAACAATTAAAAATGACACACGAAGAGAAGAGAAGAGATCCTACAGAGGGTATACTACTTAATATGAAACCAGGAGCCCTAATTGTGGTATTCTATGGGAACTATTCCTGTAAAGGGATATTTGGAGGATTTAAATCTCAGACAACTGGTATGTATGAAGGCCTAAGAATGCACTACTACTCCCTTTATAATTCTGACTTCCAAGATAGTAATGTATGGATAAAGAATAAACTAGCGGAGTGGAAGGTAGGCAAAGGAAGACCATATCTATCTCAGATACATGCTCACGCAGAGCGTAGAGTATTCCCAATAGGGGAAGAGATGCTATCAGAGTATGAAAAAGAGTATTATAACGTAGTAAAAGAATTGATATGAGCATAAAAACAATTGACAGGCCTATAAAAGGTTCTGCCGGCGTAGCAAAGAAGATAAACAAAGGAGCAGAGAAAATGGTATTTGACATATTACAGTCAACCCAATATTCTATGCCAATAGCTTCTACTATTAGAGAGTTAGTGACAAATGCGTGTGATTCGCAGAGAGAAAAAGAGATTGCTTTAGAGATTCTTAAAGGTGAGAAGGTCATGGAAGACTACTACATCGAGAGAGGAGGAGAGCAATACGAAGACAGTAACTTCGATAAAACATACTATGATTTAGATAAGCTTAACCAAGATAACAACACATCTGTCTTAACATATGAGGAGCATACCGGTACTGGATACTGTGATACTTTCAAGGTTAGAGATAATGGTGTTGGTATTGGAGGTAGAAGACTTGAAGGTGTACTTGAATTAGGGTACTCTACTAAGAGAAATACTTCAGAGAACTTTGGAGCATTTGGATTAGGTGCTAAGTCTGCGCTGTCCACTGGTGTAGATTTCTACACAATAGAAACAGTGTATAATGGGAGAAGGTTTAAGTGTAATTGTTACAATTACAAGACTGACTTCATTGTACCTGCATTTAATGTGAAGGAAGGTAAGCCTAACCCGCACATTATCCTAACAACAGGGGATAAGGTCTACTATGAGGAGACTTCTGAGCTAAACTATACCGAAGTAAGCTTTGGTACTAAAAGGCACAACAGAAGCAAGTTTAGAGAGGCTATTGAAGAGCAGTTAAGTTATATAGAAAATGTAGAGTTTTACATTGAAGACCACGAAGAGGAAGAAATGTACTCTAGAAAGGTAGACTTTAAAGCTAACGTTGTTTACAACACTGAAAACTTGATAATCTCTGACTACTCAACTTATAGTAAACCTCACATCGTGGTGGTTAAGAATAAGGCTGCAGTTACAGGTATCAACTACGGGTATGTAGACTTTAGAGAGCTAGAGATGGAACAATTGTATGGTCCTATTGCTTTCAAATGTCCTATCAGACAAGTTGTTATTGATGACTATGGTGTAGAATCTGTGTTGCAAGAGGGTGTAGATGTTACCCCATCGAGAGAGAAGGTGATATGGAATGAGACTACCAAGAGATATGTAGAAGGAGTTATCAAATCAGCGTCTGACGAAGCAACAGAGTTGGTTCAGAAGGAGCTTGATGAGACAGATTTCTTAGAGTGGGTACTTAAGTGTCGTTCTGTTATTGCTGGTAGTACTGAGAATCCTATACTTGAGAAGTTAGGTCGTATTATAGATAAGTCTATGATAAAGCCTACATTCCCTGGAGACCCAAGACTTAGATACCATATACCATCTAGATTATTTGAGGGCTTTAAACTTACAAAGCTATCATACAAATCGACTAATGGTAAAGGTGAAGTTTCTAGACATGAGCTTATGGGCTGGGACGGATTTGATGCTAGACATGTGTACTTTAAGGACGAAGTTGCGTTCAATAGACTTACAGATGCTTTCATCATGAATGTTACGGATACATGGAATCATAATCCTGTAGTAGTTTTAACTAAGGATGATGTTGATGCAAAGTTCTTACCTAAGATTTCTGGTGCCATTGGGGTAGCCAAAGCATCTTTACAGAAAGAGTATAAAAGAGTTAAAGCTAAGCATGCAGCAGTTATGGTGCAACTTACTAAGTCTGCAATGTATCACTCTTATGATGAGGTTGAAGTTCCTGAAGATTGGGAAGTTGAGTTCAAACAAGTTGAAATAGCAGCTACAAACCATTCTGTTAACAGTGGATTAAGCCCTGCCGAGCGTAGAGAGGTCAACAAAACGATAGTAGCCTACACTTTAAGAGAGGATGATCGTCGTAGTGATGACAAGAACTACACTTGGGATAAAGTTGAGCCTAAGCTTAAGGATCTTATGGTCACAGACAATAGGATCTATTATGGTACTAAGGCTGATGAAGAGGAGTTGCATATTGCAGCTGAGCTTCTTCGTGATATGGTTCCTACGCATAATGGGGTGTACCCAGCTTCTAGACAGGCTAGTTGGTCAGATACTGGTAAAGAGCCTGTATACTTCTATGACTCTGCTCCCACTAGGTTCACGCATAGAACTGGAGAACACGCAGGAAAGCCGCAAGACCAGTACCAAAATATGGTATCGGACACTTGGGTTACTCCACAGCTGTTACGTATAAGTGAGGACAAAGTTAAGCTGATGAAGAAGGGCGTTAACTGTAAACACATATCAGAATTCTTCCTTCAATCAACCCCTAACAATGGATTCACTATGGACGACTCATTAATATCATGGTATACCGCTTCCAAATTGGAAGATATACAAGATTACAACTTCTTACACGGTATGAAAGCACTTCATCCTGAGCTTAAAGAGGTGTATGACAGACTTAGAGCGCGTAAAGATGATACGTATTCTAACTTCAGGTTCGAGAGAATCAGAAAAACAGCAGTAATGACTACTGTAGAGAAAGTGTTTCAATTTCAAGAGTATTGCGAGTCCATAAAAGATGTGGATGATAAAGCAGCTCTGATAGAAGCCAAGAGTGCAGAGCTATTCATACTGTCCGATGTAGGAGAGAGTGTAGCTGTAAATATGAAGGAAATAGCTGAGTATGGAAACTTGAAAGAGTTTGCAGATGAAGTTAAACCTCTACTATCTTACATAGACCGTCTAACTCAATATGAAGAGATGACTCCTGAATTAGAAAAGGAGATCCTCATCTACTTGAAGGCGAAAGATAGAGATACTTGGGAAACATTAGCGTAAGTCGTTTAAAATTAGTAAATTAGCAATCAATTAATACCAAAACTATGATCACAATTAACGTAATTGAAGGAAAAATCTGTGGATCGTTTGGAGACACTCCATTCGCAGTACCGTACAATGAAGATGTGTACAATGAAATGATGAACCTATCTTCTCAGATGGAAGGGGTAGAATCTATGGAAGACTACAATGATCTTCTAGAGGAATTTAAACCTCTAACAGTAGTAGATTACTCTGCTACAGTTGAAAGTGAGTGCGAGCACTTACACGTAAATCCTGCTACAGGAGAGTTCTTCTTGAAGAATGAGGGTGTTGTATCATCGATTCCTATGCCTGAAGCATTAGTGGATAGATTGTATGATTCTATGGATAAGGGAATCTCTACTGAGCCTCTTATTAAGATGTGGACTAGATGGTTGAGAAACCCTATTCTAGCTGAGAAGTCTAAGGGATCAAGAGGGGTAATATTCTCTGAGAAGTTCTTTAACTTTGTGAACATGATGTATGTACACCCAAAGCTGAAGGAACAGTTAATGGACGAGGAAGGTTTATCCGAGCGTATCGCAGAAGAAAGAGCTACTATGTACCAAATGAAGATTACTCGTGAAGGGTTATTGAATGGGTACAAGGTCTCTACAGAAGTTATGCACAAGTATGACACTGAATCTGGAGAAAGAGTAGACCGCTATGCTAGAACATTCGATCCTAATACAGGAGAGATTAGTGGTGCAGGCTTACCAGAGAAGGTAGAAGACAGACTATTTCAACCCGGTATTATGGGAACAAGTGGTGATGCGTTCTACTGTGAGGGAGACAATGGATTTACTTCTCCAGGACACTTCATCAAGGTAGGTTGTACCCATAGATTAGCTAGTTGGGACCAAGTAAACACAGATGACAATAGCTCATGTGTTAAAGGTCTTCACTTTGGTGGTCTTAAGTATATCGCGTACTACTCAGGAGAGATCCACAACATCTTTGTAGACCCTATGCATATTGGAGCAGTTCCAGATGATGTAGATGGTGCTATCAGATGTAAGCAGTACTTCGTACACTCTTCATTATCAGGAGTAAATGGATCGATTTATCACAGTTCTACGTATGCTGAACAAACAGATGCAGAGTGGAATCTAATGAGAGCTGAAGCTGTTCTTGTTAAACTACAAAACAAAGCTTCTATTGACAAGGAAGTTGCGGAGCTTAATGCTTTGTAGTTAATTGGTGGTTAATTGATAGAAGGGGAGAAGAAATTCTCCCCTTTTTATTTACATTTAAAATTCTGATATGGAAAAAAAGAAGATTGCATTAATAGATGCAGATAGTTTGATATACTACGAGATGAATAAGGCCACCCTCGAAGAGGCAATGGAAGGAATAGACACTCGTATACAAACAATAGTGGAAGAGACAGGTGCAGAGTTCTTTGCAGGATTTTTAACGATTGGTAAATGCTTTAGGTACAGAGTTGCAAAAGCTAAACCTTATAAGCATAACAGAAAGGTTGGTTCAAAACCTCCTATCTTTTATGCATTAAAGGAATATCTGAAGCAAACATGGAACTTTACTTGGGTAAATGGCCTAGAGGCTGATGATTGTGTTAGCTTATACGCTGATATTGTGAAGGCAGATGGGAATATCCCTATCATATGCAGTCCTGATAAAGACGTACTTAAACAAGTGCCTGGAAGACATTTCAACTTTCAAAAGTGTACTTGGGTAGCTACATCTAAACTAGATGGGATTGAATTCTTATGGATGCAAACCCTAATGGGAGACCCTACTGATGGGATCCCTGGTATACCTGGACTAGGCGCTAAAACAGCAGAGAAAATCATTAAAAAGAATGATGGACTAACTGAATATTCTCAAGATGTATTAAAAATTTATACAGATAAGTTTGGAATTGTGGAGGGAATTAGTAAATTTACTGAGACGTTTAATCTCGTTTACATGCTAAGAGATCCTGAGGAAGTTCTAAAACATACTGGAAACCCCTTACCGGAACTTGAAGTGTTTAACGCTAAAGTGGTAAAAAATGAAAGTTTCCTATAAAGATTTAATTATTTCCCCCAAGGATTCCAGAACACTAACATTTTCTGGGTCTACTGATACTATTATCCCTCGTTATTTTAACGAGGAGATAGTATCTTTAAAAACTAAAAACTTTGAAGTATCTGTTGGGCAGGTATTTCCCGTAGGAAAGCAGAAGTATAAAGTAAACACTATAGTTAGGAAGCTTGTTGGTAGTAAGATTATATATGATCTCTCAACAGGACCGCTAACTGCAGCCACTATGTTTATATTTCCAATGTTTAAAGGAGATAAACACTTGTATATGTACGACAGTTTATTTGTAAACTGTTTTATTGGAACACCCAAGCATAAGAAATGCATAGCGCTTCTGTATAGATTCTCAGGAGATGCAACATTTTTAAAGTTTGAACAAGCTTTATCTAAATTTGAAGGATTCATAGAAGCATCCGATCCTTCTCATGGGTATGTAATGTTTACATTCAAGGTTCCAGAGGAGCACTTAGCTGATTACAACCATTTTGTAAACGGAAAGTACTCTAAGATGGACCCTAGATATAAGAATAAGATACTCTCATTCCATGAATTTGGACAACACGGTGAGTTAGCACAAATACTATACAAAACAAACGAACGAAAACTAAGGCTTGAAAAACAATTAGGTGTGAAGCTAAGCGACGATGCAGAACTTCACAGCATTATAGATATTGACAAAGAAACATTTGATCCGAGTGATTACAGTTAAAAACAAAAAAGGGGGCTAACGCCCCTTTTTTTATGTCTACTTCATAGAGTTGAACCACTTTACAGCATCCTCAGGTGAAGAGGATTTCTGAATACCTCTTAACACAGGGATAAGGTCATTCACCTTCTTCCTAAGCTTCCTATCTCCTTTATTGTACCTACCTGTTTTTCGTTTGTAGAATATCTCAGACTCTTTACTGGACATCCCTAACAAGTAAGGTAACTCTTGGAAAACCATGTGCTCTATAAGAGCAACACCTTGTTCTACCGGTCGAGCAGTAGCTGTAGGAGACTTAAGAATTCTAAATGCTTCTTTCGTACCAACAAGCGGCGTCCATTGCATTATCTCCATCTCATATCTCTTAGCTTGGTATAACATAAAGTTAGATACCCATGTTTCCTCGTCGTCATCTAAGTTAGATAACGCAGCAACCATAGCTATAGCAGTAGCTAAACTAGATAGCTCAACCATTGTACGTTTAACATTACGTTTCTCCATGTTAGTCATAGTTCTGTACGTAGTCATAGGTAGAGCTTTGTTGGAATACGACTCTGTAAGCATGTTCCAAAAAGATACATACATACCTTGTGTTACAGCACCTAATTCTTCATCCACTTGGATAGAAGACCCAGAGAATCCTCCATGTCCGTATCTCCTACGAATACCCGGTATCATCCAATTACGGAATAACATTGCCAACTTACCATACCAACGTCTATTTAACATAGCTCTGTCAAATGTACCCTTAGTTTGGTTAGTCTTTCTAGATAACCCTTGTATAAGGTTTATAAAGTCTGACTTATTAAATCCTACAACTCTAGGATCTATTGACATCTTACCTTTCTTATCTATAACTAACATCTCGTAAAGGTTAGCAGGTTGTCCTGCGTCGTTCATAAGAACTTCCCCTTTAGCATTTTTAAGCTTACCAGCAGTAGCCTTCATTAGGCCTAACATTCTAGTGGTAGATAATTCATGTTCAGCTCCTTGTTGGATAAACATTAAGTGATCGGTAGACATTGCTTTACGTAATGCACCTCCTACTAGTTTATTTCCTTCATTGTCTGTGAACTCTGTGTTCGCATCAAAGAATTCTACTGCTTTACCCATCTTAGTATCCGGAGCAAACTTACCTATATCTGATAGAGAAGCTCCATTTTTCCAATACTCAGCTTTCGCCCAAGCTAGATCACTTTTAGACATGAACTCACCTGCCATTGATTCTGAAACCAAAGACATGTTATCCAAGATCACCTGATTGGCCCCTTGAAGCGCGTTAAAGGCTAGTGTATTCATAGCCATAAACCCGTTTAAAGCTCCTGCAACTTTGTTCGCCGAGA